TAAATCAGATAAAACTATATCACTCAAAACTTCTGGAGAACCTTGAAACCCTTGTGAACTAACAACTCCTTTTTCTGGAATAGCTTCACTAGGAATTGAATCCTTAACTGATGTAGAAGAAGAAGATGTAGAAGAAGTAGAAGATGTAGGTTGTGTAGAAGATGAGTAAGATTCACTTTTTATACTCTCAGACGAAGAACTAGAACCTTCACCCCCCTTATAATCATCTTCCTCTTCATCGTCAAACCCTAAAATATCCAAAAGATCATCCATATTTTCACCTTGCTCTAAATCCTCGTATACAGGCGATTCGTCTTTTATAATAGGCACTTCATTATCGTCTAGTATTTGTTCTGATTGTGCAGTAATTTGACCAAATTCAATATCATCTATTTCTTTACCTGAACAAAGTGTATTAATTTTGCTTGTATCTACGCCAGTGCTAGAAATGTCTTGAGTTATTCTTATAATGCTATTAATATACACTGGAATAATATTAAGGTAATAAATATTATTAATCCCACTAACAACTACTGTTAGTTCGCTGGTAATTAAATTAATAGACATTATAGTTTGAAAACCAGGATTAATTTTTATCATTAATGCTCTGCGTTTATTTGCCCCTCTTGTCACTTCTAACTCTGAACGAATTTTTATAATTAAATCAGTGGCCATTTCTTCATCCAAGTCATCAAATTGTTGTAATAATTCTTCGACAATTTCGTCTAATTTTAATCCTTGATCTATTTTTTCAATAATAAATGCGTCTTGACTATCGCGTTTATTAAAATTAGATACGCGTTTATATCTTAATTGAACCCCCTTTTTAAAATTAGATGATTCAACCACAAAAACACTTGAAATACAACCACCAATTTTATTAATATCAATTGGAGAAGTAATATTATACATCATTTGAAATTTCATATCCCTTACCTCTATATTATTATTTTGAATAGATTGGAATAATGGAATATCTAACCCACTTTGCTCGAAAAAAGGTTTTATTTGTTCAATCAATGGGTTTACTGTTAGTTTTACTATTTCATCAATTTCTTGAAAAATATTATCACCTTTTCTTAAAAAAATAGGGCTTTCAAAATCGGATAATGGATATACACTAATATTACCATTTTCTTCAAATTCACACGCCATATAAAAATGACTTCCATTATATTGAATATTTGTATATATAGCAATAGACCTACTCTTACCAATTGTCTTTATTAATTTAAATATAGTGGTTTTTGGCAAATATGGTATTTTTCTTCCATCCACGGTTAGTTCTGGGGCAAATAAACGATATATATTTTCTTGTCTCGTTTCTGGATTATATTTAATTAAAGGAAAATCGTGTGTTGCGTGAACTAACTTGAAAATAACCTCAATAGGTATTTTTATTTTAAAATCTGGATAAATTATAATTTTTAATGATTTTATACCTGTTAGCCTTGTATTTTCCGAAAACTTGTTAGATTGTGTTTGTCTTTCATATATATTATAAAACATATCTATATTCTCAAAATTTCTTTCTGTATCTGGTGTTAGTTTCTCACTGGTGGATGCAATCATTTTTGAACGATTATCATCTAACTCGTCTAATGAACTAATATTATCTTTATATAAAAAAGGGAAATAAATCTTTGAAGTGTATTCGCTTGATACATCATTTATATCAGCAATCTCAAATACATCTTTGGCTAAACATAGATAAATTATATTTCTAAATATAGGACCACTTTCTAAAAGCAAATTTGAACTTAATGTTGTTATTTCTCTTCTAGAATTTTCTAACAAGGTATCATACTCAGTAACGAGAAATGGATCAGCAATAAACGGATATTCGTTTGAAAATACAAATTTTTGTCCAAGAGGTTGACCTACTAAATAACTTTTTTCATTTAAATCTAATTTTAAAATATCATCAAAACTATATTGTATTTTATCTTCTAAACCAAATTCCATAAGTTTACCGTTTTTGTCATAAATATTTAGTAAAATTTGGTCCATTCTTACTTTACTTAATGGTAATTTATCATTTTGTGTTAAATTCTGGTAAATAGTAATTGGATTTAGTTTTTCTGGTTTTAAACAATATAAATATAACTCACTCATAGACGCTTCTTTTGAAATGGCCTCAAATATTTTTAACTTAATAACCCCAATGCTATCATCTATATGAATCGTTTGATTAATAAAAATAACTTCTACTTTCTTTTCTTTGATATAAGATAATTCGTCTTTATTAAAAATATCATTAAATGATTTGTTAGTTGGGTCTTCATCAAAAAGGTCATTTGGGTCATCTATTTCTTCGCTAAAGCGAGAACCATAAAACACATAAATAGTATCTATTATATTTTTATCAGACATTTTATTTACTTTGAATATTGGAAATAGTGACATATATATAAAGTGGGTATTATTTTTAATTATTTTTAGTGTAAAAGTATAAAAAGTATTAAAAGTATAAAAATAATTAAAATTTTATTGTAAATCGTAATATGGGTTATCTGTTATATCCATACCACAATATGGTTCGTTATTTTTTTTATAATCAACTGGTTGATAAATATTTGCAGCCTTTGCTTGTTCTAATAAAAATTTAAAATTTTCCCAAAATTCCTGTTTATGTCCTTCTGTTTTAGTCATAATATGTGCTAATTCGTGAATTGCTACAAATGTTAAAGTATTAATATCAATAAGTGTTGTCCCATTTTTCCGTTTATCTAAACAAAACGCTAATTTTTCGCCTTTATTTTCGCTATACGCGGTATATTCACTTGTTGGTAATGTTTCGGATATTTTTGTTGGGTTAAATTTTTGGACCATTCTTTGAACATTTTCATCCTCTGGGAATTTTTTCGCGCAATATGCAACCAAGTCTTTTAGATTTTGCGTTACAGTGGCTAATAAGTTCGCGGCCAATTCCATTTTAGAACGCTCTCTAACGCAATATCTTTCCCCATCGACATCGGATATAATACATTTTAAATTAAAAGCATCAGATTCGCTATAAATCTTTAATCCCATAAAAATTACAAAAACTATTATAATATAAATTAACATACTCTGTTTATCAATCATACATTATATATAGAGATTATAATACTAAATAAATTAAAATTAAAAAATGTCATATTTTATTATTATTTAATTACTTAAATTACCACATTTGCAATATTGTCTTGGTAATCCACATCATCTTGGTATTCCTCTTCACTGAATTTTATACCCATCCATTTATTCGTCTTTGTATTTCTATTTCCAAATCTTTTAATCATTGTTTCTTCTATTTCTGATAATTTTGGCGGTTTTCTATTTCCATAATTCATTTGAAACCATTCTTTAAATACATCAATTAAATGTCTCTTTCCAATTGACCCAGATGAATCTTTGATAATTTTATCCATAATAAACCCAGTAATACAATCTGAACTTTGTTTCTTCTTTTCTTCTTCTTTTTGATTCTTTTCTTCTTCTTGTTTCTTCTTTTCTTCTTTTTGTTTCTTCTCTTCTTCTTTTTGTTTCTTATTTTCTTCTTCTTTTTGTTTCTTCTCTTCTTCTTTTTGTTTCTTTTCTTCTTCTTTTTGTTTCTTCTCTTCTTCTTTTTGTTTCTTTTCTTCTTCTTTTTGTTTCTTCTCTTCTTCTTTTTGTTTCTTATTATTTTCAATAATAAGTTTTTGTTCTTCTTTACTTTGTGTTGTCACTACTAAATCCATATTATTATTAAATAGATTTAAATAACTAATTATATCATTAATAATTGAATAGTAATTTTTAACATTAAATCGTTCTCTACTATTTTCATAGTTTTCAGCATTATAAAGGCCATATTTTTCTTTAAATATAATTAGTAATTGTTTTTCTACATCATCCACATTGGTACAAATTGTAGTAAATAATAACTTTGAACCTTTTGGATATCCATTCATTCTACAAAATATTTCCTTTGATTTTCCTAGTTTAAATATATTTTCTTTGCTTTTTATAAATTGTTCTTCCCAAATTAAATAAATATAACCTTCTTCCATTATTTATTTAATAGTTTTAATATTAAACAAATAAAATTCAATTTTTTATAATAATTAAAAATCTTATTGACCTCCTTGACCTATCTCCCTTTGTTTATCAATCATACATTATATATAGAGATTATAATACTAAATAAATTAAAATTGAAATTATTTTTCATATATTTTAACTAATAACAAAAATGAAATCCACTTTTGCGTCTCATCCTAAATCTAAATTTTGGTCTGCTAAAAATGAAGGTCAACCAGAAGACTATGCGTTAAATTCACATAAAAAATGTTGGTTTGATTGTGATAAATGTGGTCATTCGTTTGAATTAATTTTGAGAAATATAGTTAGTAGAAATTCATGGTGTCCTTATTGTGCTATCCCTACAAAAAAATTATGTGGAAATTGTGCATTATGTAATAATAAATCATTTGCGTCACATTATAGAGTAAATAACTGGTCTTCAAAAAATATTTTAGAACCAAAAATGGTAGCATTAAAAAGTCATAAAAAATATTTATTTAATTGTGAATGTGGTCATGAATTTGAATCAATTTTGTCAGATATTACAAATAATAATAGTTGGTGTCCTTATTGTTCAAACCCATCTAAAAAATTATGTAATAATGTACAACATTGTTTAATTTGTCAAAATAAAACATTTGCCTCAGTAGAACGAAGTAAAAACTGGTCCATTAAAAATAAAAAAAAACCAATTGAAGTTTTTAAAAGTACTGCTGAAAAATTTATATTTGATTGTGATAAATGTAATAATGAGTTTGAAAGTAAATTATGTCATATAACAGATGGGTCTTGGTGTCCAAAATGTAGATATAAAACAGAACAAAAAATATTAAAAATATTATTAGAAATTTACCCTTTAATAAAAAGTCAAGCCAAATTTGATTGGTGTAAAAATATTAGACACCTACCTTTCGACTTTTGTTTAGAAGAACAAAAAATAATTATCGAATGTGATGGTTTAAATCACGTTCAACAAGTAGCTAAATGGAAATCACCAGAGCATAATAAAGCAAGAGATTTATATAAAATGGAATGTGCGAATAAAAATGGATATTCTATGATTAGAATTGTTCAAGAAGATGTATTTAAGGATAAATACGATTGGTTACAAGAATTGTTGGGTAATATTGACAAAATAGTTTTGGAAAAAGTTGTTCAAAATATTTATATGTGTAGAAAAGATGAATATAAAGATTTTGATTTAAGTATTTAACTTTGTGACTGAAAAAAAATTTTTTGTTTGAATAAATTATTTTTTTATGACGATAAATGGTTTATTGTCCGCCCTGACCAATTTCAAAAGGGCTTCTCATGAAATCTGGAGTGATACTTGAAGCATTCCAGGGTCCCACATTAACCTGTGGGTTCGGTGGCTCGGAACGAATTTGCAAATTCGCATTTCTTAAGGTTTGTCCAATCGTATCAATTCCAATATGGTAACCAGCCTTTAACAAGTTGATGTTGGCAAGGTCACCTTTACCA